TCATCTCTTTCATACCAAGTTTCTTTTTTCTTAGGAGTCTCTTTGTTCTTTTTTGGTGAAGAGAACATATAGACTTCTTCTAAATCACTTCTCCAATCAGAATATGACTCATCATAAACCTTCTTACCGTCTCTAATATAACCAGTTCCTTTTTTGTCAAAGAAACGAATTCCTTTAGTCATTCTTTCTGTGGCTAATTCATCTTTTCTTTTTTTAGCCGCCTCTCTTTTTTTCGATTCTTTTTTAGATTTTTCTTTCTCCAACTGTTCCTGATCTTCTTTACTAGAAATATCTCTGAACCTTCTACCAGTAACTGAAGAAGTGGAGATCATCTCAGACAACTTCTTCTTTTTCTTTTTGGTTTCGTGTGTACTACCGCAACTTTCGCTTACCCCGCCACCATTTGATTCTGAACCTTCACCATTTCCATTACCATTCTTATTCTCTTCTTCCTCCTCATGTTCCTTATCTTTCATAAGGTAACCACTCTTCATTACGTGCCAACCCTTAGGGATTTTCTTGCACTTCTTATCTGTCATGCACCAGTATTTTCCATCTGGACATGACTTCATTTCTTTGGAGTCTTTCTCTTCCTTAATGTCATGATGACTCTTCCCACACTTCACGCATGGATCCTGACCACAATCACAGTCGCACTCAGACTTTTTTCCTTCCTTTACCTCCTTCTTCTTCTTCTCAGTATCATCTTCTCCACCATCCATGTGATCTGCTACAGTATCAAGGTACTCAGATGCCTTAGTAATCTTGGACTGCACCCACGCTTCTAAATCACCTTCACCTTTGAGATGACGCATCAATCTGTTGATTGCCGATTTAGCAGTCTTAAGTTCTCCACGAGCCATAGAAAACTCAAAGTCCTCTCCAAGAGGTGCAATGGTTTCTAGGTCAGAGAGAACAGACCACTCCTTAAAGGTGAGTTTATCCATTATTTTAGTAATACTTTTCCTATATTTTATTTAGGGAGATCCCCCTTCATCGATCCTTTTAAAAACTTTTGAAGTTCTGCAGTTGATCCTAAGAAAACAGCATTATTGGTAACGTTAGTTGGAGTAACACCTTTTTCATCTTTATTAACATCCTTCAGTTTCTTTTGAAGGTCCATCAATTTATCTGCAGTATCTGCAACGTTTTTGATTAACTGACCTGCAACTTCATATGCTCTTGGAGAATCGGATTCCTGTGCAAGTTCTAGGATACCATCAATAGCTTCCTGTCCCTTCTCAATGATTGAATAGAGTTGTCCTCTAGAATACTCATAATCTTTTTGAATCTGTTCTTCGGGAGTTTGAACATTTTTTATTGCAGGTTTTTTTGATTGAACCATCTCCGATTTTATTGGAGTACTTTCAATATCTAATGCCTTATCAATGTCTTCAAAACTCATACATCAGTTCCTTTGGTAGTACTATATGTTTTTCCGTCACCATAATCGTAACGATATTCACTAAATCCAAAGTCATCATCCAATGAAATTAATACATCATCGTTAGAATTGATGACATTCAATGCAGAACCACTATTATGTTCCGAAATAGTAGTTCCATTCTCCCCTCTATTAACTAACAATGTGTTTCCAGTTATTTCACGGATATACATTGCTTCGTTATCGATTTGAATGTATGAATTTACTATCAATGAAGTTGCATCAGAGACTGTAATTTCAGTTTCTTTTGTATCTAAGTCTTCTGCAATTACAGTAGTTGCATCAGAATTATAATCTTTGAGTGCTCTAGGTTCTGCAACATATCTCAACTGTCTTGAAGAGTTGACAGTATTTGTATCCGTATGATAATCTACTTGTACTTGTTTAATGAGAGCTTCATTACCATTACTTGTTGGACCAAACATATAAGTTTTTGCTGTGAAGTCCAGAGTATAAATTAAAGCTCTTCTAGTTGTAAAATCTCCTTCGTATTGATCGTCCATGGAGATATTATTTAATACCATTGGAATATCTCTCTTTTCTCCAATAGAATCTGCAAGATCCAACGTTAGATTGAAATGTGGTTGGAAATAGGGAAGAATCTGTTCTAAGATTTGTAGAGCATCTTCATTCAATTTTGTAAGAATTGATAAACTTATATTCACATTATATGGCACAGGCATGAAAACCTTGGTCAACTGATTATTATCTTTATCTACTGCTTTGAAAGTCTGCATATTTGAAGACTTTCTGGTCGGATCATAAGAAATGCCAGTCATCTCAAAGGACATTCTTGGTAGAGTAATTGCCACCTCTTTCTTTACACTTGGTGACTGTTCTATTCTTGCCAAGAATTTTTGAATAGGTCCATATGCAATCGGAACAGTAACTACACTGTAATCGTTTCCAGATCTATCTTTGTGTTTGATCTGTATGTCATTAAAAAGTGTTCCGAAAGATATGATCGTCTTTCTCAATATTTCGTGATAAAAATAATTAGATAACATTACAACTGACCATTTAACGCTTTATTGATTATTTAGTATTCCCCAAAAGGATTACTTTGACTGAAATCTATAAATGAATCCGCTTCCAATTCTATATCATCATTACTTGCATACTCATCTAAGAATTGATTTGACTGTATTGTAGATACCTTATAACTTGCAGCAGCACCAACGATAGCCTCTCCTTTTGCAAAAGTTCCATCAACAACAGAAAGTTTGAGAACTCTATTTTGGTAATCCCAGTCTTTAACATAACCAGTAGTACCAGTCCTTTGTCCAGTAACCTGTTCATTATAAACATAATCACCAAACGTTGTCGAAGTTGGATTTGTAAAGGTAACATCTGGTGCGAATGTGTATCCTGCACCAGCATTTGAATATCTTATTTGAACTACCTCTCCATTTGTATTCAATACTGCTTCAGCAGATGCATTGTTGATATTCGAAGAAACTCCAGATCCACTTGGGATGAAGATTCTATCAATGAATATTTGTGGAGTTGTTGTATATCCAACACCACCAGAACTTATTCCAATTACTCCAAGAACTCCAGTGTTTATAACTGCTGTTGCAATTCCACCAGATCCATTTGCTCCAGTAATTGTTACCGTAGGTGTCTCGGTATAACCAAATCCAGGATTTGTGAGGAGAATCCTATCAATTGATAGTTTTTGATTAGATGATCTGCTAGTCATGATAGCAACCGCAGTCGCTGTTACTCCACCAGTAGGAGCTCTAGATAATGTTATAGTTGGAGCAAAGTCGTAACCATATCCATCGTTTATAAGATCAATATATTGAACAGATTGTGAAGTAGGATCTGTGGATGCAAATCCAACAGTTGCTGTTGCAGTCGTTGCTGCACTTCCAACCATTTGAATATTGTAAATATTACCAAATTCTTTTATTGATTCGTTGACTTCAATTCCTGTAGGATCAACTTGATCGACATCAATAATTTCATCTTCATACTCAAATCTTTCGCATCTAAGTTCATAAACATATAATTCATTCAGTTGATAGAATGGTTTTTTGCCTTCTACATACTTAATTTCAAATAGTGATTCATCAAGTGGGAACCATACCAAATCCCCTTCCTGCGGTCTTAATGCATTCTTTCTATCATTTTCTGGCCACAATTTCAAAAGGGGAATTACAAAATCATCGTATCTTTCTTTTGATATTACTAGATTAATTTCATCCGTATTTCTTACACCAAACTTACTCAATAGTTCTCCGTTTCCACTGAATCCATCAGTGTTTATTAGATATGCTTCGATTCGGTAACTATCATCAAACTTTGATGCAGTTATTTCTTTTATAATACTGTTTTCTCCAATAATTCTTCTAGGCATGTATAGAACATCTTGTCCATACATTTTGAGTTGTTCATTGATTAAATCTTGAACAAGTCTCTGTTCACTTGGAGAACCTTGTAAAAAGTAGGAATTGAGTGGTGACATATCAACCTATTAAATCCATTGGTGGTAATTCGTAATCAGTTCTGAGTTTCTGTTCTAGTTTCTCTACCTCCTGAACACCATCATCATAGATTTGTCTGCCAT